CAAGTTCAAAACATTGAAGAAAAAATAGGTGAATTGAAGGATGACTTGAAATCTGTTCATGAGTGTTTGGATAGGAATAGCCAAGAGATGAAAGACATGATTAAAGAGATGCAAGAAAGCGATTCAAACGCTCATGCATCTCTTGCTCAAAAAGTTTCATCTCTTGAAAAATGGCGATGGATGATGATGGGTGCAGGCATTGTCATCGGGTCGTTAGGGTTTGACGCGATAGCAAAGTTGTTTACGTAAGAAAGAAAAGGATTCTTAAGAATCCTTTTCTGTTAGTGTTTTTAATTTTTCACGTACAACATCAAAATTTACTGTGTTAAATAATCCCGGGTGTAACGGTTTAGGGTATTGATTATTTCCCACCCAAGCATATCCGCAATGCTCTTCGTTAAGAATAGGAGTAAATTCGTTATCAAGCTCACAGAAAAAAGTGTGATATGTAAAATTGTTATTTACAAACTTTTGTATAGGAATTAGTTTCGGTTGATTAGGCCAATAACCAACCTCTTCAATACATTCACGCTCAATGCCTTGATAAAGTGTCTCGTTTGCTTCAAGTTTTCCTCCGGGTATTCCCCAGTTGCCCGGATTTTTGGCGTCTGTCCTTAATAGGTATAAAAATCTATCTGTAGATTTTGAATAAAAGAAAACGCCTGCTGACTGATTCATATTATGATTTATCAAAATTAAATCACAATAGAATAATCTCCCTCACCATACCAACCTTCATAAGATTTCATCCATGCTCCTTCTTCTGGAACATATCTATATTGAACATCTGTGGTAAGATTGGTAACATATTGAATTGCTGTAGCTAATGTTGAATTAAAAACAACATTCCATTGCATTGTTGTACTATCAAATTCTATAATATCATTTGCTTGTGCAATTAAATTTCCCCATGCTACAGTTGGACTACCCGGCGATCCAATATCCTCTACAATAAGATATCTACGACCATTAACAGGTCCGGGCAATCCTGCATTAGGTCCGGATATCAAAGGATTAATTATGCTTGTAACTGGATTTAATGTATCTTGCGGTAATGTATCAGGATCAATATTGTAAATTAAAAATCTATCATCTAATGGATCAGGTACTATAGTTCCAACAATATCAGTATCCATGAAAGGATTTTGCAACCAAATTTGGCTTACGCCGGGTTGTACTTTCCCGTACACATTAAGCAAACTACTCCAGTATATGTTTGTATTTGGATTGTTTGGAATTTGCAACTGTTCATTTGTTGGATTAAATGCTGTATTATTAGGCAAAAGTTGTAATTTATTTCCTAGTAATAGTAATTTATATCCATATGGACTTATTTTTTGTCTAGTGCCCAATAATAAATCTTCATTCTGTATATCTTGTAATGAAGTGCCCTGGTAAATACTGTTAATAATTTTTGTAATAACACCCATCTTTTTCAATTTACTGGCAGTACTTATCCAAATTGGCATGTAAAATTTCCAACTCATAACATCAATAGGATTGCTATTTCCCACAGGGATTGACCTGCTTGTAAAAGTTAGTCCATCTTGGAAAACTACGCTTAAACTTGTCCAATCAATAAAATTATCAGTGCTTTGAATCTCCATTGCAGGGTTAAACAATGTGCCTAATTGTTCAATAATTTCAAGTTTTTGATTATAATTTGTTGTCCAAAAATCAACTGTAACTCTAAGAGTATACGGAACAGGCATAAGTCTTTCTACTGAAAAGGCTTGTCCTTGTGTAGTTTCATAAATGTTCAAATCAGGGTTGTATGCTCTTTGTCTTACTTGAATTTTATCAATAAAAGTAGGGTCTTGAGTTCTTCGTTGATCGTATTCAAGTCCAGTTATATAATAAGTGATTAAAGGAGCACTGGGTAGTGTGCTGGCACTGTTGTTTGCAATTACAGTTGCCGCTTGCCTACTTTGATCTCCATACATTACAGGCACACGAACTAAAATATCATTGCCGTTAGGATCTTTACCCTTAGTTACATACCAAGAACTAAAAATTTTTGCAAATTGAATTAAAAACCTGCGTATCTGGTTATCATAGAAGAACTGTGCCAAAATATTATCCTTGTGTAATTATGCTACCGGTGGCAAATTGTCTGGTTTCAAACTTAAAATTGTTGACAATGCTTGTCTTTGTGGAACAACTTCTTGCGTGTTATTTATATAAATTTCGCCTTGATTATTTATGAAGCTGCTTAATTGTGATTTATCATCTATTGTCATGCCTGTTTCAGTTCTTACATTGGTAGATATTCGTACCCATACCGCCCCGTTCCAACGATATAAAATCTGTGGGAAATAATCTATTCTTAAGAAATAGTCTCCAATCTTTGGATTTTGCGGGAAACTAATGCCAGCACCGGTTGGCTCTCCATTAGGTGCCTCTGCGGTACCATCCAAATAACCTGTTGTGTATCCAAATGATCTTGGGGATGCGCGGGCAATGAATTGGAATCTTGGATCACAGTCTGCACGCCAATCCATTTGCTGTGTAATATCACCAGTGAATCCTGGGGCTTCAGGGTCTGCATCTGCTGTTGCATATGTGTTATCAGCAGTACCGTATGGTCCTGTAATTAAACCCATACTGCTTACAGTCAATACTCTTGTCCCTGACACCGGTCCTGAGTTATTTCCTATTCTTTCAGGAGCCAATTCTTGTAATTCTAGGTTAAGTGTAGCAAATTTTTCTAAACTGTTTATGGAGAAGTTACTTGCTATGTTGTTTAAATTATCAATCGTGCTTCTACTTAATCTTAACACAGGACTTGCTGTGCGATAGTTTTGACTTGAAACTGTAGTTAGTGTGCCGGTATTATTGTTATTAAGTATAACTGTGTTTATAGGCGGCGCCGGTTGATTGTATAACTTCTGTAAAGTACCTTGTTCAGTTAATGTTCCATATGTTGGTACAATATAAAGTCCACTTCTATCGTAACCAGCTTTAGGTAGTAAGCGTTTAGCCTCATCAAGTTGAGCATTGTTAATTTCAATATTTTTGTTGTATGTAGATAAAATATCTTTTAAGTTTTGTTCATCACTTAATACCCAATAAGCAGGGTCAGGTGGCTTAACTCCTGCAGGCACTTCAGTAATAGATTCATAATTTTTGTCTCCAAAACTTATAATATATCCCGGTGGATAGGTTTTATCTTTATCCCATTGTCCTAGATAATTATCTTGGTTAATTGGCTCTTGTAGTATTTGACTAAATTCTTGACTATCAACTAATTTTTCACATTTGATACGCCATAAGTGAGGATACCAAGTTTGAGTAAAACCTTCACTAGCAAAGTTCGCGTCTGTAATTTGGTAAAATCTTTTTAACGCTGTTGGAATAGTTTCTTTTAATGGATTGTAATCTAACAAATGTGGTAATTCTAACACATCACCGACCATCAATTTGCGACCAATGATATCAATCATATCATTATAGTGTACTGTAATGAATAATATATCATTGTTTAAAAATAAACCAAACTGACTTAAATCAAAATCTAAATTTTGTACATTATAATGACCGCGTAATCTATAAATGTTTGGATCATAAGTGCGGTCACGGTTTTCTAAGAATAATAAATCCTGTATGTTTGTTGGACTTGTGTTCAAATATTCAGGCTGTGTATAATCTATACTTGGTCCTTGGTTACTGGGACCCATGTATTTGTGAATATATAAATCAGTTCCGCCCACAGTTAACATTTCGGAAATAGTTTTATCCAAAAAATTGTAATCGTTTTGTTTATTGGGCCTGTAAAGTGAAAGTCTTGGCATAATGTATTTATCGGAACAGGCTTGACAATAAATGGGTCTTGATATATAATTCATATATAACTGTTAAATTGGAGTCAATATGACTAAGAAAAGTAAAAAGGTTGTTGATACTACTGGTGTCCGAGCATTGAATCCTCGGGATCCGGACACAAAGTATATGGGTGACGAACCATTGTTCGCACTTCAGCCTGATCCTGATTTGCGTAATTCGGCGATTGGCAAGGCATTAAATTGGTATAGCAAGTTTTATGGACGTAAGGACGCCAAAGACCTACTCATTCAATATTTGGAACTTAGCAACCGCAAAGATGATGCCAAAACCATTAGAAAAGTTGCTGACAATGAGTTGATGATGAGTTGGTGTTGGGTAGCACGAATGAAACTGCGCGGTTTGGAACTGACCGAGCATGAAGAAACCACACTGGAAAACGAGATCCAACGGCTAATCAAGGCAGTTCATAAGCCCGAAATTAAAATCAGTAAAACCAGTATAACTAAGGCTACTGAGGATAAAGATCCTGTCAATCGTCCTAATGTCCAAGAAATTATGAAGGAAAAGGCACGAGAAGCAGGGGGTGAGCTTGAGGGACTCTTTGATGATTTTATACTTTCGGGTGCACCTAGCAAGTTTGCAACAAAGGCTCTTGATGAAGTAGCCAAGAAAAATGTACTTCCACAACATATCAGTATCCTAACTGATGTTTGGAAAAAGAAACTTAATGAATTTACTCAATTGCTTGAGGCTAAAGATAAGCAATTGGTTGAAGGTTACAGCTACCTAACCAAAACACAAGTAAAAAATATTATCAAATTTATTGAGCAGGTTATTGCTGATCTTAACAGTTATATTAGCGTTAAAAAGGCAGCAAAGGCTCCTCGTGCCCGTAAGGCTGTCCCCGTTGAAAAACTTGTTAGCAAACTTAAGTTTCTAAAAGAATTTAAAGATCCTAGTATGAAATTGGATCTTGTCAGTATTCATCCTGTAAAACTGCATGGTGCTAGTGAGGCGTGGGTCTATGATACTGCCAAGCGTAAACTGCATCATTATATTGCAGATGAATACAGCAAGAGTTTTACTGTTAAGGGCAATACCTTACTTGGATTTGATACCAGCAAGTCAGAAATTAAAACTTTGCGTAAACCCGGAGAACAAATTAAAGAAGTCATGGGTTCAAAGCCCGCGGCTCGTAAATTCTTTGATAGTATCAAGGCAGTGGCTGTGCAACCAAACGGCCGATTTAACGAAAATCTTATCATTCTGAAGGCATTCTAATGAACAAAATTGATCTAAACA